TCTAAGAGGAGTTAAGCATGTCTAAGAGCCTGGTAACCTACATCCTAGGCGCTGCGCTGAAGGTTCTTGAAGACCTTCAATCGCTTAGCCCGATACCTGTTAGAGGGGTGGAACGAGATTCGTCTCGACTCACCTCTTTAGCTGAAGCACGGGGACTTCCACTGTTTACATTGGACTTCCCCGCCCTGGGAAAGCACTTTGATAAGTGCCTTGCTCAGGGCTGCTACACAAAGCCTGATGGTCCTCTTACGAAGACTATCAATGCTAAAACACCCATCCCGAGACTCTTCTCGGGGTTGATGTTGGCCGTGTTTCAGCCTAACGGGATGCTTCGCCAAGATGCTTGTGTGCACACCATCGCGGCCATCCGTCAGATGTACAATCTGGCGAGAAAGCTCGAGGTGGAGTGCGATGACTCAAGGAAGTTCAAAACTATCCGAGAGTTCTACACAACCGAAGAGTCCCTCCCACCCCCCACACTTAGATGGGGAGAAGAGGAACTCGGGACCACGGAAGATCGCATGGACCTTTCGTCCTATGCGCCTTCTGTTGATCCTGGGCTATATGATGTTCTTCCTGAACGTCATAATATCCCTCGGCTTCATCTTGACATTTGTCAAAGAGTCTTTGACAATGTCACCATCGAATTAGGTCCTTTGGACCTATATCGGTGGAAAGCGAAGCATGGACGTGGTGCAGTATCTGATGGTAAACTTGGGGAGTTTTTCAAGTATGACTTCCCATGTTGGCCATCTCGACTTGAGCCTGTCTTCCCATTTGCTGATTTTGCTTTCGCAAATTTCAGCCAGTGGGCTGACAGTCTAGCCACTAGTACACCAGTTTCTAAGGCTGATGTACCAAGTGTTTTATGCATGGTTCCGAAGACACAGAAGGGGCCTCGGCTTATTGCCAAGGAACCAACTGCTAATCAATGGTGCCAGCAGGCACTACTTGATTACTTCGTTACGCGCATAAAACACTCTTACATTGGTAAGTCCGTTCATTTCGATGATCAGACTGCCAATCAAGAGCGTGCTAGGTCTGCTTCTGTTCACAACGATTACTGGACAGTTGACTTGTCAGCTGCTAGTGATCGTGTGACTTGCAGATTCATTGAACGCGCCTTTAGATGTAATCCACATCTTTTAGACGCACTCAATGCAAGTCGGACGCATTATCTTTCACAACGGATCGATAAAGCGTCACCACGTCTCATAGCACTGAAGAAATTCAGTACTATGGGAAGTGCCTGCACCTTTCCCATTGAAAGTCTAGTATTCTACGGATTGTGCGTGAGTTCCGTACTTATCGCACGGGAGTTACGCCCAATTTCGAAGAATATTAGATCCTGCAGTGGGAGCGTTCTCGTCTTTGGAGATGACATTGTCATCCCCTCGGACGCTGGGCCTACTCTCGTTAGCTTGTTGAATCACTTTGATTTCAAAGTGAATCCCGACAAGACATTCACAGACGGAAAGTTCCGTGAGTCTTGCGGGGTGGAATGTTTTAATGGGGTCGACGTGACTCCATCATACATTCCTAAGCCACCGAGAGAGCGCCGCCCGGAATCCATTGTAAGCCAGGTAGCAGCTTCCAATAACTTCTTTCACAGAGGTTTTTGGAAAACTGCGAACTATTTACAGCAGCGAACACATAGGAACGATGTTCCGATTGTTGCTGTGGGTTCCGGGGCTTTCGGTTTCCAGTCATTCTGTGGGACACCGATTCGTACTGTGAAGTACGATCAGGCTCTACAGAGTGAATATATCCGCGTACCTTTGATTACTTCAAAGGTTCGTAGATTCGAGACCGAAAGCGCTGGTCGGTTACTTCAGTATTATACTGAAGCACCACCGGTCGATGAATACATCGACTGGATTGGTGGTTACTCCGACCGCCCACGCCTAAACGTTAGGCGCGGC